TATAAATCCAAGGATCATCATCATAGATCCCTGCACCGTATTTTGTATATTTACCAATCTCTGATCCAAATATGGTAGCAGGAAACCGTGAAGATGCACACACAAGCAATCTTCCGTGATGCGCTTTAATTTCTCTAGGAATAGTTTGTTCTCTTCCGGCAGCTGCCCTTCTGCGATATATAGTATCAACCTCTTCTGTTACACTAGCAATGGCGGTCATAGCAAGCCAATAAGCAGCTATCTCAGCAGCGTCAAAGGTTGTCCTGGCAGTATGGGCAAGTACACATTCGTAGTATACTCCAGTATCAAGAATCACATCACCTAATTTATACGTACCTGTTTCTGCTATCCAAGTAATATTCTCATTCCACGCTAATGGATCAAACGGATCGTCTTCTATAGACCCGGTAAGAAGCTTCTCTCCTACCCTTAAAGTTACATCTCTCCAGGATAAATAGGGTGGGTAGACTATCTTCCAATAGAGATCTGATTCAGCCTCTTGAAGAGTCAGGGTTGATGAGTCGTGAGCTGTAATGCATTCAAACCAATAGGTAGCTCCACTATATACATGATAGACCACATCACCAATAACATAGTTTGTAGTAGCATCCCATAATAGACTTGTATCAGAGCTTTTGGTAATATCCCAATATAATTCATAGACATTCCCAGAAGCCACGATATAGACAGAATTTTCTATCTGTGCCACTCGTACATCCCTCGTATCGTCAAAGCCTAATGTAGGCCGTAAATAACCAGCACTGTAGTTCCATAATTGCTGTAAGTAAGCAGGAACTCCAGAAGCAGTGTTTATCCAATAAGCCGATATAACATTTGTTTCGGAGAATGCAAGTATTATCTGTATCTCAGTATTCTTTGCGAGGTCTTCAACACGATCCTCTGTGTCGTAAGTTGCTAAATTCACCGTAACAGTTAATCCACTTCCCGGGGCTTCAATGTCTTCATTTAATCCTGTTGCTCCGAGGTTAAAAGTCCTTATGGCAGGATTTTCGGTAGTAACTGGAAAAGTACCTACTACTTGTGTTCCGTACCTCCGTGTAGTCCCCCCTTGTGGAGCAGGTAGAGTATTGAACATAGACTCAACACCTCTATGGTATACCTGGAGATCAGAACGGTATCTCATATCAGGGGAAATTTCACCTCTTGAAAAATCAAGTATTGACATAGCTACCCCTCATCTGACCATAGTTTTGTAGAGTTCCTTGCACGTATAGGATTGTTTCTCGCTTTGGCTTCTGCAAGTCTGATCCTGTATTCATTAGCTAACAGTCCGGCCAGTTCTACATTCTGTGTTATCCTGAAAGCTATCTTAGCAGCTAATAGGACTACAGTGAGCTGTTGAACATAAGAAGGTGGAGTAGGACTCCCTGATCCATAGGTTGCTGTGAGGATACCGTAATTGTCCGTATATTCAACATATACGACACTTTCGTCAGTGAAGATTCTTCTGTTTCTCAGTTCGCAGTCTGCGGTAATGTCAGTACCGTTTATATCAAAGATCCGGTAGATCCTTTCCGCATAGGTTGGGAAGGTGTATCGATAAGCAACAAAGTCATAATCTGCTGAGAGGACTATCTTCCCATCACCCTCACTTTTACTTATTACTAGGTCATAATCAAGGTCATTTACACAAGTCACTACATCCCCAGAAGAACTAGCAGTAACATTATCCAAAGCAGTGATTGCTACGGCAAGAGTTGCAGCACTACTCCAGTCAGTGCCCTTTGTGAGCTCAGTATCGTTGACGGTAACAGCATCCCCATCCTCAGAGTTTGATACATCAATAGTATTCTCTTTTAATGCTTCAACTCGTTTAAGGAGTTCATCCCACGGATACTCTGTGAGAATCTCTTCCCAGCATCGGTCATAGAACTGTTTACACAGAATAGAAGTTTCGTCTGTTCCATCTATACTGGTTATAAGATCTTCACCTAACCGTGATAACGCATCATTTGCTATACTTGTGGGACTTTGCATAGTGACCTCATGTATGAAAAGCCCCCGAAGGGGCTATCGTGTTTTATTTGTCGAAAACTGGCTTGAGAAGATTGATTATACCGTCTTTGGATTTGACATCACCGGGTATCTTGATACCATTGGCTACAGCCAGATCACGCAGATCAGTATACTTGAAGTCTTTTAATCCTTCGGATGTCTTAACTTCGCCAAGCAGACCTGCATCTTTGAGAGATATTGACTGAACCACAGGCTCTGAATCTATGACACCGGGTACAAAGAAGTCTTTAAATTCCTTGTACTGAGCCTTGGAGATATCATAGACTTTATTAGCCTTAAATCTCCGCATTTTACCATTGTCTTTTGGTCCAGTGTGCCCCTCAACGCATACACATTTCATACGCTATTCCTTTAGACCGGATTTGCCGATCCAAACAGCAATAGCACCAGCATCGATATCAGCAGCACCTGCTCCACCATCACTCTGAAAACCAAACTTAATAGACCTACCCACACCTTGAGGGAGTGGCATTTCAATCATTTCGGTGTTTGCAATCTGGATAGGTCCACCATGATCAGTTGTAGGAGTGGAAGTTGCGCCACTCATTAGTTTAGTTTGAAGCAAACAAGTACCATCAGTACCATCTGCAATCATATTATCAGATGTATCTTCACGAGGTTTCGCATAGATACTCTGTCCAAGATAGTTAGGAGATGCTGCACCTAAGTCAAATACATTGGTATAGGTGAACGAATCTTCGTTTAAGCTATCTGTTTCGAAGTCAAACGCCTCTACAGTAGCAGACCCTGTAGTCTGCACAAACGTTAAAAAATGTAAAGCATCAAATACCATTTTCAGCCTCCTATGAGCTTGCGTAAGTTTCAGTCGATAAGATTGCCTCTACCATACGGATCGGCATGTTCTTCCACATTACCACAGGGTCGCCCCATGCGTCAGTGGTTCGCCAAACGCCTAAGAGTTTATCGTCTGCAGCATTTTCGAACTGGGTTAACATTTCGATATTACAGTAAACGATAGAGTTTCTTTTGCCCTTGTTAGGAAGAAGGTTCTTCGCGTAATTCAAAATTTTAAGCTTATCATCTGAATCAAGTCTTGCATCACCTGACATTGCAGAATTAATGTTCAACAACCTCTGGATACAAGTATCATCAAGAATATTAAGTCCAAATGAAGCTCTGAGCATATCTTCATATCCATCGTAACGCTTAGAAGAAGATGAATTAGTGAGTACCTGTTCACCCTTGTCTTCGTGTTCAATACCTACAGTTGCTGCGGATCTTGGATAAACCATGAAGTTTCTTCGCGCGTCCCACTGACAGAGATAAATCGAAGTAGTTACTGAGCCAGAGGTTACGCCACAATTATGGACATTTGCTGCCGAATATGCTGGAAACCGGGTTGCCCATCCGTCAATCTCATCAGGATCATCATCATTATCACCATAGATAATCGCATCTGCTTGAGCCTGTGCAATTGCTTCTATGAATCCCATGATCTGATTCTTACGAGCCTGTTCTGGATTAACTTCTGATTTCAGCAAGAGACTATCAAAAGCTGGTCGTGCTTCAAAGATCTGAATAAGTTCTCTGTTCTGTTTTGTACGAACAACACCACCGGAAGCACCATCATTGATACGTCTGGTTCCAATTGTCGGATGTGAAAGCACTTTAACACCAAGATTACTAAATCGTTCATTAGCTTCCTGAAAAGGTGCATCTATAAGAATCTCGTTATCTTCGACCAGAGTATTAACTAAGTCCATGATCATTCCATCAGGACCAATTTGTTTTATCTGTTCGGACAACGTCAACTGTGTATTACTAATTGTTGCCATTTAATTATCCTTCTTTATACATTCCGGGTGAGTTAGGAAACATCCTTGTTCCGGCAGCTGCGTGTGCAGTCCTTCCACCAAGCAGAGAATCGTCAGAGACCAAAGATTTCATGTTATACAGAGCCTTCACTAAAATTGGTGAGTTCTGCATATCAATAGGCATTGATTCGATCTCTTCCTGGGTAAGGACAGCTTGGAGCATTGTTTTCGCTTCTGCGATATTGTTGCCCATGTTATCTCCCCAGTCTTTACCGAGTTGTGCGAGTGAAGTTGCTTTCTGCGTATCAGCATCTGCGGTAATCTTTGCAGCCATTTGCTGATCGTAGTACTTGAACATTTCCTGACCTTCGCTCATTAATCCGAGCAGTTTATCATGTACTGCTGTCGCCTGATCAGGTGTCAAGTTAGAGTCAAAGTATGACTGTTTCAGTCCCTTTAACATCTCTTCGGGAATATCACTATCTCCGAGTTTAGCAGCAACGTCATACGCATCCGCTTTTTCAGGTAATCCTAACTCTTTGCGATATGCAGTCAGCTCTTCGGCCGTTGCACCGTCTTTCGGCTTAACCGTAGATCGAGACAGTTTGTCTTGATTTTCAATTGCAGCCTTGGCGAAATCACCTACCGTCTTATAACTTTTAAGTGACTCGTTTCCTTGCAGGTCTTGTGGGAGTCCTGCGATCCAGCCTGGTAGTTGAGTCCCTTCCCCGGTGGGGTTGTTTCCCGAATTATTGGTGTTGTTCGTAGGGTTTGTAGTCCCTTCCCCAGCAGGGTCGTTTCCAAGCAAAGTACTCCCTCCACCTTCATTCTCAGGTGCATAATGCACCCTTAATCTACTCATCCTCTTTCTCCTTCGGGATGGGAATTTCAAGGAGTTTCTTCACTAATAACAAAGCGTTAGGTGAATCCCATATTCCCATTTTCCCTAGTATTCTTCTGCCCACATTGCTACGGGCTATATCTGCAGCGGTATTCAAATCCCCAAGGGATAGTGATCCGCAATCATTTAAAATATCCAACAGCACTAAATTCCCTTCGTAGGTGTCAAACACCGTCCGATACAGTACTGCCCTTTCTCTCCTATTCATCTATGATCCTAACTGCTGTAATACTTTAGGATCTGCCTGGCTTAAATCTTTCGCTGCACCAGCCTGTTTTTTAAGGTTTTCAGACTGCATCTCTTCTTCTTGCTGCTGCGCTCTCTGTTGAGCTATTTGAGCCATTTGACGCTTAGTCCTTATAGCCTTGTGTGGAAAGGTAGACTTACTAAGTAGCTCTCTTGCATACTCTTTGAGGTCTGCAACATCGAGTACTGATTGATCAAACTCAGCCATCTGAAAAAGTTTCTGAACCTCTGCATAGCTCATCTGGTTATCGTAATGCCGGTCTCTGAGGGCAGACATAAGGTTATTGTAATTAATCTTTACAGATGAGGTTTGAAGGATCTGTGATACATCTTCGGGAGGAGGTTCTACCCATCCTAATTTTTTGGCATGATAGAATACGAGATCAAATAACTGATCGAAGAATTCGCTCTCAATGCGTGCGGTAGTAGGCTCCATAACTGCAGCTTTCTCAGCTTGCATTTCCATGACTTCTGTGGCCGTCCTTTTGGAGTCCATAGAGTTATTGAGCATGAGAAACATATCGGTCATGAAGTGATCTTTAATTTTAGCTTCAATTGAGGCCTGTACGTCTTTACCCACAGGATACGAGCCACTAGTCTGTATAGGGGAGACTATCCGGGAAGGGTCTGCGTATGGATTCATACCACCAGGATTGATGTCAAGTAGATCCATTTTCTCTTGTGGTACGTTCCATGCAGGGTTGAGAAAATATTGTGAGGCGTCAAGTAGGTCTTTGCTCAATAGATTACTTCTGAGTACGTCAGTTAGTGCATCATGGGCAGGACCACGTCCGTATGTCCCACCATGTTCTGTTGACCATCTCCAAACGATATAAGGGAAGACATCAAAACCTGATTCCTCAAGCAAATACTTCTCAGCTTCAATTACCCATATAGATGCGTATTTCTTATTTTTCTTGTCCCATTTAGTAACATCCCGATCGGTACGTGGGAATGTTTGATGAATGATCTTTATCTCTTCATATGGAGAGTTTTTAGCCTTTTCCAGAAAGCTGACATCAGTGATCTCCCAGCGTTTAGCAACATCCCGGTAGGACATCATCATTTCTCTACTGACCGTATCTACCTGGTATTGATCATTAGCTGCAATGTACACATTTTTAGGATGACAGGCATGGAATAATAACTTTTCATTGTTGATTGGTTCTATGTACGCAACGAGTGTCGCAATAGTTGCTCCAGTTCGGAAGCTTTCGTTGACAAAGTCGTAAAAGTTTGATTTATCGAAAATCCAGTTAAATAAATTCTCTACAGATTGGAGATAGGGTCTCGGTTCAGATCTTCTCACACTGTAGGTATCCAGTTCCAGGTTGAAAAACTTACCCTTGCGAGCCATGTATCCTTGGAGGCCATTAGCTAACACTCTGACCGCACTAATAGCAGTACCATCGTATATGTCAGAGCTTGCTTTTGCCTTATTATCCTTTATTTCGTCCCAGAAGTTTGTACCCGGTGTAATGAACTTTGTGATGTCTTTCCACTCCGCTTCGTAGGGAGTACGGAACTTAATAAGGCTGCTGTGTTTCTTAACTATTTCCTTGGCCAGGTCACTACTTTGCATATTCCTATGATAGCTTATAATTTACGGCTATTTTTGATAGTGGTGCATTTTCGACACCACCCTAATAAAATGCTTGACATATCAACTTGTAGGGTTTATTGTAAGGTAACAACTGATTAAGTTGATTAGGGGGAATAGTATGAAAGGTTTTGAATTGTTTGATTCTGTAAAGGCTGGGGATGAACTTCGTGATCAGGTGAGAGCAAGGAGGAATGAAGATAAAATTAATCTTCTCAATACTCCGTTTTTTAACTATAAACCGATTTACATGATAACAACCGAAGAATATGCACAACTGCGAATATGTCATGCCTTACTATCAGAATTAAGCAATGCAGAAATTATTGAGATAAGCATTGCTATACAAACACAAAAACCAGATGGAAACGGATGGGAATTCCCTTCAAAAGATGAGAGTTTTGACTTTTATCTTGATAGAGTTAATTCTGCTATTAAGGATATTGTTGATATCCAGACAGAGACTAACGGTTTATATGGAGAGAATGGTGGAGAGTTTTTTTATCGTAGAAACATTCACCAAGCTATAGAATTGGGGTTGGACGTTCCAACCATCGTAAAATCACAGTTTAATTTATAAGGAGTGAACATGAAAAAGATTATCAATGGCAGGATCTATGACACAAGCAAGGCAATACTGATCGGGAAAGAGAACAATGGCCTATCGCACTCAGATTTCAACTGGTGGGAAGCAGGACTCTATAAGACTCCGGTATCCGGTAAGTTCTTTCTTGCAGGATCAGGGGGAGCTATGACAAGGTTCTCGCGTACTATTAGTCAAAATGAATGGTGTGGTGGGTCGAAGGTTATCCCAATGGATCAACCAACGGCATTACAGTGGGCTGAAAGGTATTTGGAACCTGAGCAGATTGAGCAGCACTTTGCTGTGAAGTAGTTTAGTTTACAACTCCCGATAACCATGCTATTATGACTTACATTGTTATTTCCTTAAAAGATGCTTTTCATGCAATTCCGCTATCCAACGTTTCACTGGGTAGCGGTTTTTTTATGAGTATAATCTATCATACGGATTATAATCCCCAGGCTGCCTCTTATTCTTGATTACATTGATTGAGTGTCCATGGCTCTTTAAAGCCCACCAGCAGTTTAACATTAACGCAAAGAGTACATCATCATGATCCTCTTCTCTCATGGCCTCATAGGTGCTGTTGTTGTTCTTAGTAACCTTTTCCTTGAAGGTCTGTACCTCGTGCAGCAGTTGTTTGATTACATCCTTCTTGAGTCCTTTAGAGAATTTCAATAGCCCCCTTGCTATTACCAGCTGCGTATAAGTGATCAGCTCTTCTTTCGGGACAGTATACCCATAATCCTTCTTACCTACTTGATTCCCGGATGTACAATAGATCCCAATGGGGGACATACCATCCTCTCGCATAAAGTCTACCACTCCCATACCAACACCAGTGATGTCAACAATATGGTCTGTACGGTGGATAATTTGAGGGTCAGAGAGCTTAATCTTAGTATCCTTGACTAACTTAGCATAATCACATCGTTTGCGGTCAATCCATCGTACGTGGATCTCAGGGTACATTACCTCTTGAGATGATTTACGTACCGTATGGATGTCACGTATAATCCTATTTCTTGAGGCTTCCTGCATTACTATCTCAGAGAGTACTTCTGTTTGATAATCGTTTACTTTGCCAAAGTCTTGGGAGAATATAAAATCAGCCATCTACTGCCTCGTATGTCTTTTCAAAGATATCAGGCTTACATGGATAGAATTTTCTCCAATCTGTGGGAAATGGTTCTTTGATTAGCCAATCACCGAAGGCGCATATCATGTCACCCTCAAGAGTAGGAATAACCAACACTGGCTTATCATCTCTGAATGACGGCTCAATATTCATTTGTTCTTGCGCCCATCTATAAACACTACTCTTTGATTCCTCGGTGAATTGCATTGCCTCAATAACTACTGGTCTCTTTCTAAATTTCATAATTGTTCCTTTTGTTTTATCCATGCCAAAGCGCCTCCTCTTCGGTCGTTTCTATCCGGTAATCTTCCATCGGTTCTATATCTCCTTCATCGTCAAAGCATCTCATGAACGCATCGAGGCTGAATACATTGTCCAGGCTCTCTAAAAATTCACATCCGTACTCTTGCATGAAGAAATGGTCTCCCATCTCATCAAGCTCTTCAAGTAACCATCGTACCTTATGCCGGGGTGAGGTGAAAGCCTTGATACCCTTCTCAGCGTTCTCTCTCTTCCATACGTCAATATCAATCGGATCGTATTCGTTTGGTAATACGTCCGGTAACACATCCCTTGGTTTCACTAGTACCTTAGTCCATAACTCATTGTCCCTGTGCCAGACTTCGAAGAAGAATCCAGACTTACCACCGGGAGTTGAGAGTAACACCAGTTCTGTCATCCCTCCGGTCATCATAGGCCTAACCGTAAGATACAATTCTTTCTCAACATACGCAGCCTCATCGAAGACTATGATCGCAGGATCTGCATAACCACGAGCAGACTTAGGATTAGCGGTGAATGCTTTGATTCTTGATCCGTTTAAGAATTTCTTCGTGATACTGGAGTCTCTGACTAGTATGATCTCCGGGTCTAGTTTTATAATCGCGCTAATCTTCTCCATCAGCTCTGCTGCCTGATTCTCTGTCGGAGCGAATAGCATGATAAGTGAATTAGGGAAATACTTTGCCTTATGGATTACTTTAGCCCCAATGACCGTAGACTTACCTGACTGCCGTACACAGTTGAGAATAAGTCTATCGATACCAGGGTGTAATACTTCCAGCTGCCAATCATACGCATCCCAACCAATTGACTGGAGATAGTGAGCCGGGTCTACCGATGCTGAGAGTGCATTACTCAGTAAGGTTTGAAAGCCCATTGGCAATTGTCCTCCTTACTTCGGGGTATTCTTTGGTAGCATCAAGGATAGTCTTTACCACGTTCTGGAAGGCAGGAGTACCAATAAAGGCGGAAGATCCCTGGTCAACTGATCTCCACGCTTGTACTAACATATCCATCTGTTTGGTTAAAGTCTCAGCGGATTTGATAAGTAATACCCTTGGATCAGCGTGAGTAGACTTCATTTTAGTGATATCAACACCTTTAAGGAATCGATCAATAATGTCTTGAAGCGTGTCCTTGTGCTTCTTAAAGATAGTATTGCCGTTACCTATGTCAATCTCCTCTTCCCACATGACATCTACCTCATGCGCTCGTGGTCCCATGTAATAAAGATCAGGATTATTGGGGTCTTGGAGATAGTTATCGCAGCTCTCAGACACTTTCTCCATCTTCCGCACCGTACCAAGTATGATCTGAAACAACTCATCTGCACTTGTAATGTCCCTATCTCGCACACCTTTGATAAGCTTATTGGGCAGTCTGGTCTTCTTGTGGTTGGTTATGGCATGCCTAGAGATACCATATGTATTGCTAAGACTAGTAATACTGTCCCCTTTAGCTAACCTTTGTTCAATTTCGTCCTTTTGTGGGTGGGCATCTACTGCGGTTTGTCTTAGCACTATTTCTCCTTCTCCTTATCAAACTCAACAACATTCCCAACCCTCTCAAACACCTTTGATTCAACAGGAGCAGCATCAACCTTAGCAACTCCCTCAAACCAGTCTCTGTGTTCTTCTTTACAATAGTAAGTATACGGATCACCAGGAGTGTTTATCCCAGCTATGAAGTAACCTTTAGTCTCTACTCCATCACTGTTCTTGTTTGATATCCATGATAGATTAAGATTCTGTTTGCAGATTATGGAAAACAAGTAAGTTCTGTGTTTATAGAGTTCAGATACTCTGTGAAGAAGACTGTTCCTTTGTCTTCTAAGACGCTCTTCTGTGTGTGATCCTTTCACATTAACCCCCAGATCTTAATTATCACCGAAACTAACCAAACTATTAACATTATCTGTACCATTCAATTAACTCCTTTTCTATTTATTGCACGATGGAGTGCCGTGATTCTTGGCACTTCCACTCTGGATCACACTAAGATTAAGCTCATGTCCAATCTCTGTTTCAATCATAAGCCTTGTTTCTCTCCCTGATGACTCTGGTACAATTTCATGTACACCATTACTCCATTCAACGATATAGTGGGTCATAGCACCACCTTCAACCCATCGGCATACGCCTTTAAATCAAACTTTATCAGAAATATCATAATAGGCTTCAATCGTTCAGTGATTATTGATTCTGCGAGTATATATTCCCTCGGTATTACATTTTGTAACCGCAGTACATAGATTATAACCACTACTATCAATAATCCCTCTAAGGCACCAAATATTGCACCTAAGAAATGATCTACTGATTGCATATTAAACTTGGTAAATATACGCTCCAGTATTCTCACAAGGAACTTAGCGCAGAGGTAGCCAATGCCAATAAGTATCACCGCTATAATAACAGATCCCCAGATCCCCAGACGGTACTGGGTTATAAGATTGCTCAAGGATTGTGTTAATGATCCTGTAAACAGCACCGCAGTAAGGAGTCCGATGATTATACCAGCTTTCTGCCTAAACTCCTTTAACAGACCTCTAAACATGCCCCAGAAGGAAAGTAAGACTATAATTATTAAACATACCCAATCGAATATCATTACGTACTCTCCTTATTACCCATCAGTGCAATGATAGCTAATCCTACTAGACCGAGAAACAGACCCATTGCAAACCCTGCACCACCAGAACGATTACGATTGATCGCCATAGACCTCCCGGCAAAAGCACAGAGAATCCAAACTCCGATAGTTATTACATATTCCATTATTCACACCCTCACTGTTTTCTTAGCCAATTCAACCATCTCTCTTTTTAGCAGCTCACCCTGAGCTATAAGTATGAGAGCATTTTCAAATTCGTTTAGTAATTTTCTTAGTTCTCGTTTTTTCATTCTGTTTCTCCTTTTCTGGACATTCTAGCCCAAAACTTCCTGATAAATAACACGCATTTCTCAAATAATCATATCTGTTTGGATTGTTATCAAACCGCCATTGACAATCTCTATCCAGGTGAGGGCATTTTATATACCAATCTTTGATAAATGCACCGGCTACACACCTTGATAACGGCTCACACATCCTCACTCCTCGCCTGTTTGGTCTGTCTCAAAATAGATACTCTTAAAATATCTAAAATAGGCATTTGCTTTCCCCATATCCACCAGTCTGCCTTTTTTATCAAACTCACAATGTGCTAAAACTTCAACAACTAGTTCTTTTGCTTTTTCTATCATGTCATCTTTCATCACTCACCTCCTTCCATAGCCGTAGATGGTTCAATTTTCTTAACCATGTCTTTCATGTTCTCGATTTTACCAGTCTGCATATTCACTCTCCACCAATTATTCCCTTCTACGCCTTTCGGCAGTATGTTGATTTCAAAGGTATCATCTCTCATACAAACGCCTATGCTATTCCCTTCGCTTGTTCTCATCTCAATGCCAGAATAAACCTCTTCTAGTACTATGCCACTTTCTTCTACTGTTATTTTCATCCCTCATCTCCTTGTAATGCTTCTTCGTTAAATTCATCCGTATATATTTGTATATTCCCACAAGTAGAAATATATTTATGACCTGTATTAATACTATTTGTTTCGTGCATAATAATATTAATTTGTTTTAAAATTCTTTTCATTCGTTCATTCTCTGCCTTTAATCTCGGTGCTGATGCAAATAATTCCGCTATTTCATTACCGTTTTTTATCCACTGGTTTACTGATGCTACCTGCCATTTTCCTTCAATATCATCTTTCATTACAAGTATACCGTCAGCTTTAAAGCCCTCAGCTTTTAATACTTTCTCACTCATCACATCCCCTCCAATGCTTCTGATACCTTATTTCTCAATATTCCCTTAGGTGATAATCCGTTGTTATCTATGAGAGTAAGGCAGTCTTCCAACGCTTCCATTAGTGCTTGGTTTTGCTTGTGTAATTTGTCAACATCATCAGGGTGCATCCATCCGCTGGAGTATTTTACTTCACTCATCACTCATCTCCTTGTATGGCTTTCCCCATATACTTATCAAAATCCTTAATCTGCTCGGCCTCAGTTTGTGGTTCGGGTTGTATGGCTTTCTCAGCACCATCTATTGCTATTGCAAGTGTTTTTGTATCTGCACACACTCGACAATGCAGGTGTCCACAATCACATCCGTATTGATTTTTCATGTTCGCTGCCTCTTCTATGAGAGGCGGTAATGCTGCCAGTAGTGCTTGCTCTCTACCTAATCCGAACGCTGCCACTAGTGCTTGTTCTCTACCTAATCCGTCAGCAACCTCTCTTTTCAAGTTTGCTATTTTAGTTTCTTGTTGTCTAAATAATCGCACATCCTTATTACATTCACTTATTACATATCCTCTAATGCTTTCATCTGATTCATCCATCATTTCAAAAAGCTTGTCATAATCAGTGTTGACAGGATTAGTGATTGTACCGTCTGACACCTTTTTGCAAAAATCTTTCAATACGCTTTCTGTTCTGTTATTCATTTTATAGTCTCCAATCGTTCAAAATAAAATACTAAATCAAGGTCAATTTCATAAGTTTCTATTACTCTGTACTTTTCGGCAAGTCTGAATTTAGCATTATACCGTCTTAAATGCTCGATCGTGTATAAAATACTCTTCCTAAACTCTTCCACCGTTAGGTTACTTTTTGCAATATTGCATTGAGGACACGCAGGGTATAAATTATCTTCTGTGTTAGTTCCAGCGTATTCTGATCTGGCTTTTTGCACCCATTCACCTTCAAACATAAAGCCAACAGTATTACCAAAACCTCTAAAAATTGGTTTGATATGATCTATGTGCCATTTGTCCGGTAAGTCACAACCACAATAAGCACATTTGCCGTTAAATATTTGATATATTCTTTCACGCTTAGTCATTCCATTTCCTCCAAATATATCTGTGCTTCCCGGAATCTTCTCAACAAGTCTTCTAGGTAGATGTTCAGCACCTTCGTCCTGTTCTCCTGCAAGATTAATCTATTAGCCAAATTATCAATTTCATCCTGATTGTCCGGTACGACTGCTTGATTCGTGTAGAAATTGGGAATCCCAAGGTCAAGAGGAATGAAAATTATCACCGCCAGGATTATTACTAAAATGAATGTAGTGATAGATAGTATTCTAATAAATGTTTTCATAGACACTCCTTTATACACTTTGCTATTTCTTCAATTACTCTTACCGTTACCGAATTTCCCAGACAACGATATCTTTGCGAATCCGAGATAATTTCACCGTCTTTTCCATACTTTGTAAAATCGTCCGGAAATGTTTGCAGCCGTTCACATTCTATGGGTGTGAGTCTGCGGATATTCATATTTTCAATTAAATAGTTATCATGTCCACATCCATCATGAGATCTTAGGGGTGGAGCAATATTGCGCAATTCTCTTTTTCTACCCTGTCCGGAGTCTGAAATTAAAATCCCATGCCTATCCTGTGCAGTAAGCGTAAACATAGGATCTCCATTTTCTTTGAACCTTCTGCCATTCTGCCGTTTTTCTACTCTGTCGGGTGATAAGCAGGGAATGGCAATTATAGGTTGACCGCTACCGTCTTCTCTTCCTCTCGTTGGTATGGTGGGACAAATCCCTGACTGCATTTGTCTGAATCCTTCTCCGTCTTTGTGGGTTCTGAGTGTGCCTACACAAGTCCTCTGCCCATGATTATCTATTCCTTTGTAATAGTTAGCATCGATACAGTTTGAGCTGAAATCAATCTCCGTTTTACGCTCTCTGAGATGAAGTATTTCTGGGATACGTTCGCCTGGAGCAGAGCAGATAAAGAAACACCTTTCTCGATTTTGCGGAACATCGAAGTCTTTAGTGTTAAGCACCAGGAGTTGTGTGAAATAGTCAAGTCGCCTAAGTTCGTCCAGAATAGTTCTGATGGTGTTTCCCCCATCATGAGAGAGTATCCCTTTGACGTTTTCCAAGACCATATACCGAGGTTTGTAGAATCCGGCAAGCCTAACGATTTCAAAGAATAAAGTTCCTCTAATATCATCGAATCCTGCACGTTTTCCGGCAATGCGGAAAGTTTGACAAGGAAATCCTCCAGTAAGCAGATCAATTTCTCCAAGGTCATTTCCGATTCTTGTAACATCTCCGAGCTGAATAGATCCATCGAATTGTCTTGCATAAATACTCCTTGCATATTTATCTATTTCGGAAGCATAGTGTTTTTTAAAGGTAAACCCTGCTCTTTTGAAGCCAAGGGAAAAACCGCCGATGCCGGAAAATAAATCTATGTAGTTCATAATCTCTCTCCTTTAAAAAGTATTCAGCACGCCCTGATTATCTCACCTGTGCATTTACCCATCGTTTACACTTCTTCGTTTCCTGATAAGTTGCTGTGCGAATCTTAGTCCCTGGAGAGGTAGTATAGCCCCAATGAGGTTCCTTTCCGGGACTGACTACCATAATCGCCCTAACTGTTCTCCCACCGGATTGGTTTAAAATCCTGTAGGGTTGTGAAAATGCTCGGTTCGAAAAACCCTTCTCAATTGCCTCATCGGGACTGTCGTAGCACGGTTTTCCACTGGTATAGCCTGTAATCATTCGTTCCCCCTAAATAGTTCGTCTATGCAGTATACATCGCCCCTGTAGATGAGTGTATTCCCTTCATCAATCAGCTTCTGTAATGTTCTTTTATCTTTTTTAAGCATCTTGGCTGCATGCCTTAAGCTCTTGAATATAATTCGCTTCTTTCCAAATAGTACGATAGGCATAGTATTCGATAAGTAAGGTTTAATTTTGAAACTACAATGTTCTATGCCTATTATTACCGACTTCTCAACTGTATCTTCATAAAGACATAATCCCTCAATCCGGGTAAGTTTTTTAACTACTCCACGTATTGCGGATCCATCAATATCGAGCATTTCGCTTATAACAGTCAACTTTAATTCACCCTCTTCTTTTAAAATCGAAAGTACATCCCATTCTAATTTTCCTAGAGACTCTTTGCTCTTTAAGGAATCAGCAGAGACATCGTTTAAGCAGGCAAACTTATGATAGCCGTATGTCGCTTTGATTATAATAACTCCTCTAATTCTTGTACCCTAAGTTTTCCAAACCTTGTACGTCCGTATTTGATCCGTGACAGCCTTCCATTCGGCAAAACGACTCCAAGTACATGTGAGTAGGGAAACATTGCACTGTCGAGTTTGTGGAGCGTTTCAGACGATCTGTGGTATACACCACCGTATGTAGAAATGTCTAAATCAAAACCTTCTCTTGTGGTTATGTATTGGTTTGGGTAATAAGTTCTTTTCATAACTCAATCCTCCTAGAATAGTATATCGTCAAACTTTTCATCTTTTGGTATACGCCGGAAATTCTCACCATCAAGGTTTATTGCAGATCCATCTTCAATAATTCTGTCAAAGCTCGCGAGTCCAATTACTTCAATTAAATCCTCTTTTTCGGCATTAGATATTAGCATGGTTTTAAGCTCTGAATTGTACCTTTGATTTATCAATTTATAGAGTGCCAAAAACTCTGTCTGTGTACCAAACTTTTTATCAACCTCATCAATTATGAGATAAAATACATCTCCAAGAGCATCTATATCTGTTTTAAGTGATATATCATTGAAAGAATTTCTTACCCTATCGAAGAGTTCGAAGGCTAGTATATATTTTACCTTTTTCCCTTTGTTGTTATTCACAAGATGTCTAAGAGTAGCAAAAGCAAGATGAGTTTTACCCGTTCCATTCTTTCCATAAAGTGCTACAGATTTACCTTTTTTCAAGAAGTCAACCGCCATTTTATGTTTATCGGTTTTACAAACAAAGTTGCCAAATGTCGCATTTTTAAACCGTGGAGGTATTTGGCTGAGCTGCATATCTTTAAATGCTTGCTGTATTCTTTCTTCCCTATCATCGTAAAATTCACCAACCATTTCATCAGGCACAATCCTTTCTTTGCATTTCTCTAATATTTCAATAATATTTTCTTTGCTCATAGTTCTGGTACTCCTATCCAATCGGCATTTACCGAGTTAATATCCGATACAACTTTTTTACCCTTGTTGTCATAATTCCCTTCAACAATTTTAAGCATATTATTTTTGTTGATAATCCAGTCAAAGCTTGCTTTCCATGTAGATTTATTATCACCGTTGATGAAACTTGATTTACCCGCTTTCTTGAATGCTTCAATTATTTGGTCAATGGTAAATTCTTGGAGTAGCGAGTTAATGGATGATTTTCTCTTGTCTGTAATTTTGAATACTTCGGGAAGTTTTTTGCAATGCTCATGGTAAGCCTTTTGTATCTCTACGTATATATCTTTCTTTTTAGGAAAAGGAATAGGAAGAGGAGAAGGAGAAGGAAGAGGAGAAGGAGTATTACCAATTGGATAGACAGTGTCTACAAGTTGTATACCGTTCGTATACGGTTCGTATTCCTTCTTTATACCATTGGTTTTTTTCTTCTTATTCCAACGCTTTTCAATGTTCTTTTTTGCTATCCCTGAGCGTATATCAGAGTTATAAACCCACGGCTGATTTTCTTCCCAATCGTGGAGAGAATATACACCATCTTCTAGGTCAAGAAAGTTTGTTTTTTCACTTACGAGGGTATTACAGAACTCTTCGGGGTCTCCATTCCATCCTGCTAAATCAGCAATGTCGATGCAGTCACATTTTGCAAGTATACCTTTCGGGTAAAGCCTTGCAGATACTGCCCATAATTTAATAATACAAAAGAATCCTTCATGTCCCAATTTTCGAATAAGTCGTTTTGTTTTTGGGTTATCACAGAAGTTTATATCTATACGAATATCTGTATTAGCCATTATATTCCCTTCAATCTTTTAATATTGTATTTGTCTTTTCTCTTCTTGGTGATCTGATTATTTTCCTCTCAATATTAGCTTCGTCTAAAATATTATATAACCTATCTGCACAAATTCCATAGTGTTTCATTATGTCAACAACCCTCATTGTCTCATACTGATACTTTAGCAGTGATTTCGATATTACTAAATCTTTCATGTACGATACTCCTTTTTCTTTTCTTATTCTATTCTATACTTAATAAGATGTGGCGTCAATATAATAAATCAAACTTTACCTTTCATCTCTCCATATATCAAAATCATGCTCTTCTGAGTGGATATAGACTTCCTCTTCCGGCTCAGATCCGAAATGTTCGTCTATGTCGGCGGTTGTTATTCCGGGTGGGTAATTGCTCATGACCTTCCGCCTTGACCAAAGAAACCTGTTGTTTCTATATCGAGAATTAAAATCTTATTTTTGTTTAGTTCCATTGTTTCGGTATCCTTTTTTTGATTTGCCTTGACATCATGCGAATAGCCTTCGCCATTGTATCGTATTCCTGATTGTTAGGTACAGATATGGCTTTTATACAATCTTTCGCTGACAACTGTTTAAACGCACTCTCATCTCCATTACTAGCAGACTCAAGCAACTCAAGTCTTTCTATTCTTTCTATTCCAATCTTTTCTACCAGATTTCTCCGGTAAGCTGCGTGATTTCCAGAGAGATGTTTATTGTCATGTTTTGATTGAGGAAAAACATTGTCCGGTTCAAGCTCAGTTGCTTTACATCCTCTGGGAATAAAATGACCACCGTCAACCCTGTCGTTCCAGTAGTAGGAACGTCCAGAGCTGATACAGGTGACATAGCCATTATCATCAGCCTCTTGGAGTCTGCGTAACTCCTGGAAAGCTGATAGGCACTTCTGCCTTGCTGTCTTTTTCATACCGCTACCACAAATCGTTTAGGTCTTGATCAATAAACTCAGGTTGTTCAGGAGCTACTTCGGGAGTTTCAACTTTCGGCTGTTCTATAACTTCTGTTTCAATTTCCGGCTCCTGGATAATATCCTGATCCTCTGCATATTCAAGATCTGCGTCCATATCCGGTTTAATACCGCCGTCTACGACAACTGCTTCCTGCATCTGAGTGGAGAGGATTCCCCAGCTGGACAGAGCATTTTTCAAAACAGTCTTCCGGCACATTGCCTCAAAATTCGTATCCCAGGCTGATCCTTTATAAAATTTGTCTGATCGGGAATCGAACGATTTTGAGAATTTCTTCGCATGGCTCAATATCTTGTCCATTCTCCAATATACCATCTTACGGAATCCGTTGACAAATTCCAGATAGGCAACATAACCAATTACCTTAGACGTACGTCCGTGCGTCCTGTCGCCATCGGCTACCGGTTCGATAAAAACCTCACCTGTGATGATATCTTCGCTCCTAAACTCATCCTCGTAGATCTCAGTCACGTTTATATTACGGTACATGCCTGAGCGGAGAGAGAGTTGGACAAAACCTTTTGTCATAATCTGAAATTGCGCTTCAACCGTGTTTGACCATGATCCATCAGGGAGTTTTTTGTTCTTTTTATACGGGATAATGGCAGCAAATCCAAGGCTTGGGTTGATATCCAGATTAAGAGTAGCTGCTATCATTCCGGCAGCCATTACAGACATCTGATCAGCTTTCTGGAGTTCCTTGTTTCCGCTGTATGCTGAGACAATAGAGGCAAGAAATTGAGGTGCTTTCTTACCAAGAACATCGTCAAATCTCTGCATCATTTTAGGACTTGATGTGAGAGTCTTCATGGTCTCTATGGGACTGGTCTTTACGAGTGAATTAGTTGGTTTCATGGTTATTCCTTTACCGGGGTAATTTTGATACTGTTTTCCCGGCAGTATGCGAGTAGAAGAGTCCACTGAGGTTTGGTCAGTTCGACATCAATACGGATTGTTTTGATTTCTTCGAATTCGGTGAGGCCTTTTTCCGGTTTCTGCTCTGGCTCGATACTTTCCGGCACTGGTTCAAGTTTTATTATTGGTGTAATAACTGGAATTCTTTTCTCAGGAAGTGCAGCAATACGATCCAACTCTTTCTGCTTCATAGCCTCTGCAGCTTTCTCAGACTCTTCCTTCTCGGCTTTCAGCCGTTTGCCAGAGTTCATAGCATCGACTACATTACCGGATTTTGCATATTCAGCAATCATCTGGGAAGAAAAGTTTTCATCGGTTTCCCTGAGCAAATCGATAGCTTCCTCAACATCATGCATCCTCTTAATGATCTCTTTCCCGATCTTTATAATAGTGTAAGTTTTGTTCATCCATCTCTCATCATCAAACCATTTCAATTTATAGATGTAATCAACGAGAGGGCTATCTGAGAGGATTTTAGCTTTGTACTCGTCTATTGCTTCTTTCTTTGCCTGCTTCTCCTCTTCTTCGAATACTTTGAGCTGAGAGCTAATTTTGCTTATCGGTACAGTTACTACGGCAATAACATCTTTCATCAATGCCTCTGCTTTCAAATACGGCTCCATCCATTGTTTTTTAAGATTGATCCGTTCACTGTTTAACCCTTTCTCAAGTTTCCGTAAGTTTGCTACGGTTTTTGTAGCTTCCTTCTGAGTTTCAACAGTTACACTTGTGCCGACAAATGGCTCAACCATCAAGGCTACCTTTGCTTTCAACTCAGGGTAATTGTGAATAATCTTTCCTTCTTTGATTTCGTTCTTGATTACCAGTACATTGTTATCTTCCATTGTTATGCTCCTAATCTCAATACTGCGCTCGGTGCGATTCTTGGGATAATATTGTTATTCCAGAAGTTTATCTCATGTTCTCTTAAGTATGCGATATCCTCTTCAACATCCTTTCTGTCAAAGAAGTAGTTCCTGATTTCTTGGTTCGGTAAAGATCCATCAAATGTTCTGCGTAATATGATAACTGATAGGATTGCATACTGATAGCCTGATACCATCATGTTATGAAGTAATTGAGGAAAGTAAGTATCAGGTATTGAGCCGTTCCATTCTGCTAGTGCATCTTTGTTCCGGGGTTCGGTTGACTTTGCTTCCCATACGCCTTTTCCAAGTTCGGGATGGGTAAGCTCACCATCAAGGCTGGCGGTCATGAAGTCATATTCATCATCAATGAGAAGCTCGTATTCCTTATAATACATTTGATATTCTGGGAAATTGATTTTGAATAGATCCCGGAGGATAGGTTCAGCAGCATTACCATGTTGAACCCGTGGATTCTTCGATAAGTCTTTAGGTTCTTTCGTTCCGATCTTCTCCAGGTACAGATCAACGATGGATTTATATGGGTTCATGTGAACTATGACAGAAGCATCTGATCCGCCGAGCCTTCTGCCAGCTAACCATTGTTCGCGGTCGAGGCATTGGATTCTTTTCATCTACCTCCCCCACGTTTGTCTTTTGGTTTACCTAAATTAACTCCTGCGTCATCCCTACTTTTCTCTTTCATTAACATGACTGAGAAAAAGCTAATTGCGACCATTGAAAACACTCCGATTAAAACATATAAAATAAGTTCGTACATTGTTCTTACTCCTTAAAAGATTCCGGGGAGTTACCCCCGGTTAACGTTTTTGGGTGTTGCGCTATCCCCCACATCAGCAGAAAACTAAAATATATTTACTCCACTAAGCGGAGTGCAGCAACGCTGCTATAGCAGGGGAGGGACTCGAACCCTCAACTTTCTGACTTATGAGGCCAGCTTTCTACCATTGAAATACCCTGCAACGGTTAAAATAGTTCCCACAACGAACAATTGAGTTATGGGAACATCAATGTCATGATAGCACCCTCCTTAAAATTAGATTTTACTCATCTTTCTGCATTCCCAACCGTATAAAATGGTTGATTGCTTGGTTCACACTCATTCTGTGATTGGAGGCAAAATCTCTTATATTGGTTAAGTCTTCACAAGGTATTCTAATAGAGAATGTCTTGCTTAGGGAATGTTTGTCTTTGCTGTACTTTGTGTTAAACATAAACACATCTTATCATGGGTAAAATGATCCGTCAAGAGTTTTATTTATTATTTTTATAAAGGGGTGTTTACGTGAAAAGAAAAGAGAAAAAGAGGAAAAGAAAAAGAGGTGGCCGGGAGGTGAACAGCCCCCCGACCGAATTAAGGAGTAAAAAATGAAACTAGAACTTAAACTGTAAACCAGCAGAATAAGTAAGCTGTGTAAGGTCAAATACAAATGGTGCAGGGATTTTATAGTCAACTCCGAAGGTCAGCATATAATCTCCCCATCCAATTCCGGCTGATATCCCGGCTCCAAACGTTCCGTCTGGATAAAGACTTCCGTCTAAACCGACCATACCACCGAAACTTGCATTAGCGTTGACGGCATCCTGGTAGTATTGATCTCTCTCAGCTACGACAACATCATAGGATTCTTTGAGTGGTATATAATCATTAAGTAATGCCTTGTATTCCTCTGAGGAGAGTCCTGATAGGGTTAGGGCTGATTCCAGATCAGCTTTATAAGTTGCAATATCTATATCGGATAACGCCATATCATCTTTAAGAGCTTGGATCTCAACATTAAGTTGTGCTATCCTCTCCTTTAGTACCGCATCCACGTCTTTGGAATCGGTCGATTTTATCACCAAGGATTCCAACTCGATCTCTAGCTGCAGCAAGTCCGTTTTCAGATTGTCGATGAATTTCAGAGAGTCCAGATAGTTGTTCCTCGACTTCTCCAAGTCCTGCATCAATTCGATCACTGTGGTCTCTAAGCCTCTGTTGGCCCCTTTCGATATCTGCAGCTGATCCTGCAAGACTTTCAATTCCAAGTATTGCTGCTCGATGGTTGTACCCTGAACCTTTAGCTCCTGATCCTGGTCCTCCAAGAAAACCTGGAGTTGGGATATCTGTTCCTCTTCCTTGCTTCCAGTAAGCCAAGCTGGCCAAGCTGCCAGCGGTGAGAATACCAGCAGCAATAATACGACGATTACGCTTAGTTTTAAACCAGTTGAGAATTTTTTTAAACATTTCACTCTGCTCCTCCTATAATTTCCGGTGTTTCGAAAGTTAATCTCTGCATGAGCAATTCAATATAATCGCTCGCTTTTCTCATAGCTATCTGGTAGTCGTTTGATTCATCTTCAAGACTGACCAGCTCATTATAAGTAAGAAACTTATCCTGATACTCCGCTAACGGAGAACCACTATTAAGACTATTATTGCAATTATCACCAACCAGCCGATATCGTAAGGATTTATAGATGATTGCCCTGGCTGTGTCTGCGGTTTTTGCTTTGTCCAGCTTTTTTTGAACCCTTTTCCATTTTTGCTGTTCAAGTTCTTCTCCGTCACAGAGGGATCGTGCGTAGGGACCATGAAACCAAAAACCCCCCAAACCGCCAAGAAACACCGCAAGACTGAGGCGAAGAATCATATCAAGATTCTCTTTGCTCTCCGATGCCCACAAAAACGCTACGATGGAACCAATCACCATCACGACCCCTACAAAATACTGCCACGAGAGCTTTTCCCCCTCGTCTGTAATCTTACGCCATGCGTCCTCTAAGAGTACTACTAGCGCACAAAATGCTATCCCATACGTGATTGCTATAACAGCTACAGCCCAAGGTGTTCGAAACAGGTAGAGTGCCGATATAATAATTACGAATGCAGATGCCATGACAAACAAGTTTTTTAGAAATGTCTTTGATTTTTTCTTGTCATCCATTTACTGCCTCCTTAGCTTTGGTGATTTTTCTATTTTTCTGTGCTTTCTTCGCTCCATGCGCCCCATCATATAATTTTGTTGCGACTGCTGAAACTAAAAAACCTTGAGCAAACCCGGATCTGACAAGCGCATCAAATACCCGGTCTCCCCCTGTGAATGCACTCATTGAGTAACCCCATATTGCACACATTAATGCAGCGACAACAAAGTTTATGGTTGGGATTAATCCATTATCAATCTTTGTATATTTTTTCAAAATCATTCCCAATCCTAATAGAACCGGAACTACGAATAGAAAGTCAGGATGGATATATTCCATAATTTTTTCCCCCATATTGCCCTGCGAGACCCAGGGAAGTCGTACGTCGTTTCTGTATGCCCATTGTCGTATAAAATTCAATAATCCGAATGCGAGTGATATGAGAATTGCAGCAACCTGTCTCTTATCAACCCGAACATTGCCGAGCTGGTGAGTTCTGTTTGTTTCTTGTGTGCGTACATACACCCATATTCTTTTAACATCGCCCCGAGTTGTCTCCATCTGTTTCTCAAGTGCAGCAATTCTTTCCTTATCATTCACATATCACTCCAATTAATTAAAATGGACAAAGCACTCAACCAAAACTTTAGTTCCAGAAGATTTAGATTCCCGGACGTGACCACATTCTTTAAAATGTTCAGCTACAACAGGACTTGCAGAAGGAACATCGATAGCTACAAAACGACCATCAGTATCTGCTGATATAGCTAATTGCCCACGGGTTGTACTTTCACCATCCTTAAGCATTAAGTGTGCAATCCCAGAACTTACTATCCACATCCCCTGTCCATCAGGAATGCCATCTTCATACATTATCCCAATAGTGTCAAATTCACAATCCTGGAGAGTTACCTTCTTGTCGGCAGCAGTTGAAGATGATACAAGTAAGCCCTTCTCCGAAGGTGCTCCTGTACCATTTACAACCCAGATAGCACTGCCACCCTCTGAGGTAAATTTAGCTCGCGGTGAAGGCCTTTTTATCAGCGCTGATGTTCTCACAGCTTTCTAATCCTCCATGCTACTTCTAATGTATCAGTAGAGGTTGATCTGTTCGTTATTTTTACCCCAGACGTGCCAAAGCTAAAAACAAAATCTTGATCTGCACTTATGTCCGAAGACTCTTCGGGTATATATATGGCTGATTCTGCCTCTATATCCCCTGATGGGTATATAGTAGAATAAACCATAAAACTTGCTGTTTCTTCTCCGTTTATATGAACTACAACTGCTCCAGGAAACCCTTCGAAAAAAATAACCTTTGAAGAGTCAACTGCTATAGTTGTTTTTCCCCAATATTGAAGATTTCCAACTTCATCTTTATTTATGAATAAAATAGACATCACTCACCTCTTTTTATTTAGCTCTTTTTATTTAGCTCTTTTAAATAACAATATCTCTGGCAACTCTTTTATCAATAATTGTACTCGCTATTTCAAGCTCTTTGGCTCGGGTTAGCCATGTATTTAAATCAAGATTTTCCAGCCCATCTCTCCACGGAATTTTAATCTGATACTGGTCAGCAGAGTAAGAAAGGTCCTCCCCCTCAAGTTTTGTTTGTGCTTGAACATTGTCGTACATAGTAATGATAGCCATATTGACAATACGGGTTATAGTAAATAAACCATCAGGCACTTGCGATAATTGTACTACTTTCACGATGTATCTCCTTTAATTTTTTAATTGATACAAATGGTACAACGTACCTGTTTATGAAATTCTTTGAATTGCAATGCGAGGTTATTCCCATATAGGACATAACTGCAGAAGCATCAGTCAATGATATGTCCGGCTTTTTAGAAACGCCTTTAATTCTACGAGCCATTCGATGGCAAGTCGACTTTCTAATAATCGTTTTGTAGTGATAAAACCTAAATCCTAAAAAATCTACACCTCTGGAATCTGTTCTAAATACCTGCCAGTTCTTTTTGATTTTTAAGTGATAATTTTCTTTAAGCTTAACCTCAATTTGGGTTCTTATTTTGTGTAATTCTTTTTTATTTCTATGAAAAATTACAATATCATCAATATATCTAATATAATAAGG